CTGAACTTTCAAAATCAAATGTTCTGAAGTATTCTGAAGAACTGGTGAACCTGACTGAAGAAGGTCACCTTGACACCTTGACTGCACTTGCAAGAATTGAATTTCTTTCACAAGTTCTTGAAACCGCAAAGGCATCATTGCGTGAAAAGGCAGTTGATGAACTTGATTTGTACGGACCAGAATCGAAAACTGGTGTTGTCAAATCAGGTGTGACTTTCAAACACAAAGAAACCGCAGTGAAGTACGACTTTTCAAACACTGAACACTGGCGGTCAATCAAGGCAAATGAAGACCAGATTTCAGAATCAAGAAAAGAATTTGAAAAGTTCTTGAAGACCCTGAAACAAAAATCAACCATTCTCGATGAAGAAACTGGTGAAATGAATCAGGTTTTCCCACCGATTAAGTCTTCAAAGACAACCGTTGAAATAACACTTCAGAAATAATCTTTCATTTTTTATTGTAATATTGCAAAAGCAAATCAAAAAACCATGACAACAAACACCAAAATCGAAAAATCAGTGCAGTCAACTTTTGATGTTGAAAAAATCAAGAAATACTTGCACACAATGAACCTTGCATCAAACCTGACCAGTTCAGAAGTTGAACAATTCATTGAAATTGCACAATCATTTGAATTGAACCCTTTCAAGCGTGAAATCTACGCGAACAAGTACGGTGACAAGTTCAGTGTCATTGTTGGGTTCGAGACCTACATTAAGCGGGCCGAAAGGTCTGGTCTTCTTTCTGGTTGGAATGTGACAACTGAAGGTTCAATTGACAGAAACAACTTCATGAATTCAGACCTTCGTGCAGTTATTACAATTTACAGAAAAGACTTTGAACATGCATTTGTTCACGATGTTTATTACATTGAATACGTGGGTCGCAGGCGTGACGGGTCAATCACTGACTTCTGGAAAAACAAACCTTTCACCATGATAAAAAAGGTCGCAATGGCGCAAGGGTTCAGATTGTGTTTTTCTGACGAACTTGGCGGTATGCCGTACACTTCTGAAGAACTTTCAACCATTGAATCAGAAGCGATTGTTGTTGAATCAAACAAACCAGAACGCAAAAAGAAAGAATCAAATGTTCAAGGTCTGAAGGTCATTGAATCAGTTGAAGAAGCGAAATCGGCCGCAAAGAATGCAATCAGAATCAGAACACTTCTTGAATTGATAAGAAATTCAAGTTCAATTGAAGAACTGGTTCAAATCTGGAAAAACAACGAAGACCTTCATGCTGAAGTTTCATTCAAGAATGCAATGACAACAAAGAAGAATGAACTTCAATCAGTTCAAGAAGTTGTTCCGTTTGTTGAAGTTGTTCCAGAACCAGAACCAGTCATTCAACCAGAACCAGAACCAAAACAAGAAGTCAAACCAGAACCAGTGAATGAACTTTCACAAGAACTTTCAAACCGTCGTCAGTATTATTTTGACCTGATTGAAGAAACTGAAGTCATTGAAGAAATCATTGACTTGACCTTCAATGAACATGACACCGAGATTCTGAAGAAGGCAAATGAAAAACTTCAAAAACTTTATTCTTTGCAAGATGAAAACAGAAATTGAAACACTGAAGATAAGAATTCGAGAAAGGTTTGGTTCAATCAGAAGGTTTTGTGAAATTCTGAAAAAGAACAACATTCAAATCAACTACACTTCATTGACAAATGCCTTTTCTGGGCGAACAACTGAAGTGCGTCAGAAGTACATTGTTGACTTTGTCACACTTCTTCTTTCAGATGAAAACTTTCAGAAGTCAGGTCAAACTTTGAATGACCTGATTCACCCACAAGAACGCGAAGAAATCAGACTTGAAATCTTGAAGAACTTCAAGAATGTGTCAACCTTTTCAAAATTGAATGATGAATTCAATCAGGTCTTTGTTCACAATGTCATTTCAGGAAAACGAAAGAAGCGTGACAAACGATTCAGTGAACTTCAAAAGATGTTGACATCATGAACATGTCAATGAATTCATCTGAACGGTTGCCGTACTTCAATTTTTATCCGGCAGACTGGTTGACTGACACTTCACTTCGATTGTGTTCACCTGAAACTCGCGGTGTTTGGATTGACTTACTTTGTCACATGTCTGTTTCTTCAGAACGCGGTTTTCTTCTTATCAATGGTCATGTTTTGGACACAAAAGGAATTCAAAAGTTGTCCGGAATCAGTCCGAAAAAGTTCAAAAAAGTGTTTGAAGAATTGTTTTCTTTTGGAATCATTAAGCAAGACGAAAAAGGTCGATTTTATTCAAAAAGAATGGTCAATGATGAACGCCTTCGTCAAGTCAGGCGTGAAGTTGGTAAGAAAGGCGGCAACCCAAACCTGAAGAAAAAGGTCAACCATGATGTTGAAGGTTTGGTTGAAAATTTGCTTAACCAAACAGACAACCAAAATTCAACCCTTTCAAAGTCAAAGTCAAAAGTCAATAAAAAACAAGAATGTTTTTTTAATGAATGTGAAATTTTGAACCCTTTGAATGATTACATCAAAAAAAATTGCCCGAATGTTTCAAAGTTGAAACAACTTTCTGATTCAGATGCAGAAAAATTGATGTCTGAATTCAAGTTTGAACAAATCACGGCAGTTCTGGATTCAATGGAAAATTACAAACCTTTGTTGAAGAAATATTCTTCTGTAAATTTAACACTTAAAAATTGGCTAAAAAACGCAAGTCATGACAAATCAAATTCAAATCAGTCAGGTCGAAAACCAGATTTCGAGAATGCACTTCGCAACTTCTAACGGTCAAGAAATTGTCAGAACTGCATCAGAAGGCATTCAAATGCGAAACCTTGTTGACGATGAACCAATCAAACAAGCCTTCAGGTATATTTTCACACTTATCGGTCTGAAGGCTGAAAATTTACCTTCAGAAATTCAGAAGGCCGTTCTTATCAATTTTGTGAAGACAGAACTGGGTTCATTCACACCAGATGAATTGTGTCTTGCATTCAGACTTGCAATTTCAAAGAAAATTGATGCAGAAGTGAACCATTTTCAGAATTTCAGTGCAATGTATCTTGCCGACATCATGGAATCGTACAGACTTCAAAGAAATTCCGCTTTAAGTGAATACCGAAGAAACCTGAAGCAAATTGAAACAAGTCAAGAAAATCAGGTGTCAAAAGAACACAAGATGTCTTTGTTCTGGGAATTCATCGACACGGTCATTCTTGAACTTTGGTCAACTTACTTGAAGACAAACACACTTGACCTGAAACACTACCGAGTCGCATCAATTTACAAGGTTCTTGAATCAGACTTTTGTTTCATCAACCTGACCAAAGAAGAAAAAACTGAAATCAAAAAACGGGCAGAACAAAGTGCAAAGGTTCAATTGATGAATCAACCAATTGAAACACTGGAAAAGGTTCGTGAAATTAAGGCAATCAAGACTGCAATTGAATCAGGTCTTCAACACATTGGTCTTGAAAATTTAATTCTGAATAAGTGCTACGAAATCTCGATTCGTGATTACTTTTCAAAACTGAAAACATCAGGTCAAGACCTGAAGATTTTGATTGATGAAATAAGACCAACATTCAAACTGCAATGACACCAGTTCAACAACTTGCAACAATCATTGAAACACTGCACCCTGAAGTGTTCAACCTGAAAACTGAAATCGGACGAAAGGCACTTCAACTGGTGGCGGAAATCATGGAACTTGAAAAAGCCGAAATCGTTTATGCATTTGAAGAAGGCAAATTTTCACAATTGTTGAACGGTACAAACAGAACCAAACCGAAAGACGGTGTCACATATTACCTGAAAAAATTCAAAATCAAAAACCCATGAAAACAGAAATCAACCCCGGAAATGCGGTCTTGTTTCTTCTGCAACGTGAATACATTCGTGAATGCAGAATTGAAAACTTGAAAGATGAAGAAGGCAACTTCAAGACAGATGAAAAAGGTCAAGTCATTGAACAAGCGGTTCACCCTTTGAAACTTTCATTCGCTGAATGGTTGCAGAAAAACAACCTGATTGTTCAAAGAAGTCAAATCTTCACACCAGACAAAAACATCGTAAAACCCTTAAAACTTGTATAAATGAACAAAATTTTTTTAATCGGAAACGTGGGTTCAGACCCAGAATTCAAACAGACAAACAATTCAAGTGTGTCTTCATTTTCACTTGCAGTCAATGAAAAAAGAAAAGTCAATGACCAGTACGAAACAAAAGCGACATGGTTCAAGATTGTTCATTTTGGAAAAGGTGCAGAATTCACACAAAAGTTCATCAAGAAAGGAATGAAGATTCACATTGAAGGCAAAGTTGAAGTTTCAACTTATTCTGCAAATGACGGAAGTCAAAGACAATCAATGTCAATCATTGCCGAAAACATCAATATCTTTGACAAAATTGAAAAGAATGAAAACGCTTTCACTTATTGAAAAAATTGCATTAATTTGGACGATTCCGATTGCAATTGCAATTCTGGTCATTGCCCTAATTGTTTCGGTCCTGAAGTATTCACTGGCAATCTTTTTGAAGTACACTGGTACTGGTTCAGCATTGTCATTTGTGTTCATGAAAATCAAAAGTTCATACGTCACAAAGAAGTTCAATCAGTTCAAACAAGAAGACATCTTGATGAATCACTTTGACATCAGAAATTGAAATGAAAATCGCAAAATTGTTCCAAACGCAAACCAGTCTTCAGAATGCACTTCAGTTCGCTGAATCGCACATTGAAAGACTTCAGGCATCAAAAAGAATGGTTGAAAAACAAATTGAAGTCTGGGAAAAAAAGAAAGAATCATTGAAATCGCAAATCAAAAACACTTGAAACCATGATAAAAAACTTTGAAGAATTCACGTTCGAATTGACATCAGAAGAAAGATTTGTTGTCGAAACAATAATCAGAAGATTTGAAAACAGAAAAGGCAAACAGAACATCGTCACTGGTGACCAGATTCGTGACGGAATCAACAAAAGTCTGAACCTGAACTTTGAAACGGTCAGAATAAGAAAAATGATTCAGTTCATCAGAACACATGACCTTGTCACTGGTCTGATTGCAACTTCAAAAGGTTATTACGTAGCAAACACACCTGAAGAAATTCAAGACTGGATTGATTCGTTAATATCGCGCGAGAATGCAATCAGAAGAATTCGGGAAGTAGCAGAACAAACGGTTCGTGACATGCGTGCAAAGAACGTACAAACATCGTTGTTTTCGTGAAAACAAAACACAAGGTCATCTTTGTCTTGTTCTGGTTGATGTCAATTCTGATTCCGATTGCAATTGCACACTTTTCGAAGCAATCAAAAATGCAACATGAAAAAAACCAAAGAACAAAGAACACAAGACAGATTTGAAGATAAACTTGACAAGGTGCAAAAGGTCTGCGACCTTTATGCATCTGGTCGGGTCACAATTGAATCATGTTGTGAAGAAGTAGGTCTTTCGCAACGGTCTTTCTGGAATTACTGCGACCAACATGCTGAACTTTCTGAACTTTACAAAAAGGCAAAAGAAAAACACGCAAAGGTCGGAAAAGAAGGTCTTCGTGAAAAGGCTGAAGACAACCTTTCAAAATTAATCACTGGTTTCTGGGTTGAAGAATCAGAAGTTGAAGAACTTTTTTCAAAGACTGGTCAGTTGTCTGGCAAAAGGGTCAAGAAGAAGAACAAGTTCATTGCACCAAATGTCACGGCAGTCATCTTTGCACTGAAGAATTGTGACCCTGCGAACTGGAATGAAACCTTCAGTGTTGATGTTTCAGGTGAAAAACAAGTCTTCAAAATTGGTGAACAAGTCATTGAATTCACATAAAAAACAAACAAATGAACTACCTTGAAACAGATGTTGAAGTGTTCACTGACAGACTTTTTCAAATTTTTGCAACCAGTGAAGAAGTTCTGAATCATTTGAACACCAGAATTGAAATTGCAAAACAAACTGACCTTGATTTTGAATTCGATGAATTTGGCAATCAGTTTGAATTTCTGAATGATGTCAGAAAGTATGTCTTGAACAAATCAAAGTTTCAATGAACATTGTCTTCAGCCCGCACCCGAAACAACTTGAATTTATTGAAGCGGTCTTTTCATTCAAGTTTGAATGTCTTCTTTTTGGCGGTGCCGCTGGCGGTGGCAAGTCTTATGTTTCACTGGCGACCCTGATAACACTTGCGAAGGTGTTTCCGAATTCAAGGTCACATGTCATTCGTGAATCATTGCCTACATTGAAAAGAACAACAATTCCGACCTTCTTCAAACTTTGCCCGAAGTCATTCATTCAGAATTATCACCAGACTGACCATGTTGTGACCTTTACAAATGGTTCAACACTTGAATTTTTTCCTGAAAACTTCAGTCAAGACAAGAACCTGACCAGATTTGACGGACTTGAAACAAACTTCTTTCTTCTTGAAGAATGTCAAGAAATTCAGAAGAAGACCTTTGAAAAGTGCAAACTGCGTGTCGGTCGTCACATCATGCAGAAGGGAAAAAGGCAACCGCCCAGATTGATTTTGATGACATGCAACCCTTCACAAAACTGGACAAAAGACCTTTTTCACAACCCTTCACTTGAAGGTTCACTTCAAAGTTCTTATTTCTACAAACGTGCATTGATGTCTGACAACCCAGACCTTCCGTCTGAATACATTGAAGCAATGAAGAACCTTGACGATGTCACCAGACAAGTCTTTGTCGAAGGCAACTGGGACGTTGTCGATGTTGACAGACCATTCGCATACGGGTTCAACAAGTTCAAGACGGTCAAACCAAATGTTCAAATTCAGAAAGGTGAACCGATTATTTTGTCTTTTGACTTCAATGTTGACCCGATTACTTGCATCGCTGGTCAATCATTCAAAGACAAGATTCGTGTGTTCAAAGAATTCAGGTTGCGGAATTCAGATATTTACAGACTTTGTGAAGCAATCAGGTCAGAATTTGGCGACCAGTTCTTCATTGTCACTGGTGACGCATCAGGTCAAAATCGGTCTGCAATGACAAAAGGTGTTGTCAATTACTACACAATCATTCGTGACGAACTTGACCTACCGAAGTCGGCATTCAAAGTGCCTTCATTCAACCCTTCAATCAAGAATTCAAGGGTCTTGTTGAATTCCATTCTTCAAAAACACCCAGACCTTCAGATTGATTCTTCTTGTCAATACCTTATCAATGACCTTCAGCAAGTTGAAGCGGATGAAAACGGTGACATTGACAAGTCAAAAGATTCAAAGTTGACACACCTTCTTGATTGTTTCCGTTATTTTCTTTGGACTTTTCACTACGACTTCATTAAACTGAAATGATTACTTTTGAAGTCAAATCAAAATCAGAAAACCATGCCGCCAAAACTTGAAAGGTGCGTTGTTGATGTCATGAAACAAGGCAAAGACAAGTCGTCTGCGTATGCAATTTGCACTGCATCACTGAATAAATTGAAGAAGGCAAACACACAAACCAAAAAGAAAAAGAAATGATTTTCGGAAAATGGAACAAAAAGAAAATTTCAGGTTCTTTTGCAAAAGAAGAAACTGGTTCAAGAATTCCAGTTCAACACATTTACACCGATTCAGAAGGGTTCAAGTGGTACGAATTCACAAACCCTTTGACAATGTCAGCGAAACGGGCGATTGCAGCGGAAGTCGCAACAAGGTTTGCAGAAATGAACTTGACAAAGAATCAGATGTTGACCTTGATTGAAGCAATGAAAAGGAATGCAAACAACGGCAACATTGTTGAATTGTTCAACATACTTGCAGAAGTTGAATTTCGGTTGAATTACATCGGTGAAGAAGAAACAATGATTGAACTTGCAACATGTTACTTTCTTCTTGAAGGTGAAGACGAATCTGAATTTTCAGAAATCTGGAAACAGAAGAAGAAAGACAAGTTGAAGTCAGACCCAAAACTTCAAGATTTTTTTTTGCAAAAGGCGTACATGTTCACAATCAAATCTTCGGAAATATCCGCACAAGATATTCAAGACTTTTTGAAGACAACCCTTCCGGCAAAAGAAAGGTTCAATCGTCTTATGCGTCGGCTGAACTCGGAAAATACATTGACCAAATTAACTACGTGAATCAAATCATGTGTGAAAACAAGGTCACGGAAATGAAGGCACTTGAATCGTTGTCTGTCGATGAATATTACCAGACAATTTCAACCTTCTTCAGAATCATTGATGAAAAAAATGAACAACTTGAAAAATTGAAATAATCATGGCGGACAATGTCAAAAATGTTTTGTTCAGACTTCAGGCGGACACTGGACAATTGAAAAGGGAACTTGATGCAATCAAGTCAGGTCTCGGAAACATTGGAACTGCAACCAAAGGTGCAGAAAACCAGATTTCAGGTCTGCGAAAATCACTGACTGGTGCGGCCGCTGCGTTTGGTGGTATTTCAATTGCGGCATCAGCGATTGACTTTGGCAAAGGCGCACTTGAAGCGGTCAAACAATTTGAGAATGTCAACATTTCACTTGAAACCTTTCTCGGTTCCAGTGAAAAGGCAAAAGAAGTGTTCGGTCAACTTGAACAATTTGCAATCAAGACACCTTTCACACCAGATGAAGTGAACAATGCGGCGAAGGCGTTGCTCGCGTTTGGTGAACCAGTTGAAGGGTTGACAGATACCTTGTCAAGAATCGGTGACGTATCTGCGGCAACTGGGAAAAACTTCAATGAACTTGCAGTCATTTACGGCAAGGCACGAACACAAGGCACATTGTTCGCTGAAGACATCAACCAATTGACTGAAGCGGGAATTCCGATAATTGGTTTATTTGCAGAACAATTCAAGACAACTGAAGAAAATGTCAAGAAGTTAGGTTCTGAAGGTCAAATCAAGTTCAAGAACCTTGAAGACGCATTCAAGACCCTGACTGAAGAAGGCGGCCGATTCTTTGGTTTGACAGAAAGGTTGTCTTTGTCAACTGCCGGAAGAATTTCAAATGTTGAAGGCGGTTTCGTTGCACTTCAAAGAACAATCGGTCAGGGTTTGTTGCCGGTTTTTGAAAGAACACTTGATGCGGCATTCGCACTGATTGAAGGCATTCAGGCAATCCCGCAATTTGTTCAAGAATACGGGCGAACATTGACCCTTCTCGGTGGTGCGGTTGCCTTTTATGTTGCACAAAAGAATGCGGCAATTCAAGCGGAATTGATTTATCAGGTACGAATTCGTGCCTTAATCATTCAAGAACAACTTCAGGTAGGTTTGCAGAAACTTCGTGCATTCTGGACACGGGCAACGGCAAGTGCAACAAATGTGTTGACTGGTTCAACTACACTTTACACTGCGGCAACAAGGGTCGCAACTGCGGCAACAACAACCTTTTCAAACATCTTGAAGACAAACCCGCTGGGTTTGATTGCCACGGCAGCGGCAACCGCAGCGGCATTCTTGATTGATTTCGGTGACGCACAAGAAGAAGCGGTTGTTGAAACTGAAAAGTTGATTGATTCACAAACTGCATTGAAAGATTCACAATCTGCGGCAAATGAACAAAGTTCAAAACAAGTTGCAGAACTTGACAAACTGGTGAAGCAAATCAAGAACACAAACACTGGTTCAAGTGAAAGAAAGAAACTGGTTGACCAATTGAACAACCAGTACGGCACAACCCTGAAGAACATCAGTGACGAAAAGAAATTCATCAAACAACTTGATGAAAGTTATCAAGAACTTGTTCTTTCAATCAAACAAGTTGCATTCGCAAAAGCGGCTGAAGGCAAAATCATTGAATTGACAAAACAACAACTTGACCTTGAAGACAAGTTGAAGGTCGCACAAGAAGCGAAGTCAACCGCCTTGAAACTTGCATCAGATGAAAACAACAAAGCACAAGACAAGACACTTCAACTTCAAAGAATTGAAGAAGAAAACCTTTTGAGAATTGCAGAAGGTACTTCAGGAAACGCAGACCTGATTCAATCACAACTTGATTTGACAAAAAAGGCAATTGATGACCTTTCAAAGAAGATTGTTGATTCAGGTGAAACAATCAAAAACACTGACAAGACATCAGCGAAATCGGCCGAAGATTTGGCAAAGAAAAGAAGGGAACTTCTTCAAGACCTGACCCGTGAAATTGAAATTCTGAATCGTGACCTTTCAACCCAGAAGATTGAATTGACAGATGCAAAGACTTTTGATGACCAGAAGAAAAGACTTGAACTTTTGTCAATTGAAAGAAAGAAGGCAATTGATGAAGAATTGAATGAAAAGGTCATCAAGGCACAATCTGAAGGTGTGTTGACTGAAACAATTGCCGCACAATTCGCTGAAGTCAGAAGGTTGAAAAAGTTGAAGGTCACAAATGAAACTGAAAAACAAATCAGTGACCTGATAAAACAAGAAGAAGAAAGGCGGTCAGGTGCAAGTGCAGAACTTGAACAAGTAAGTCTTGACACAAAACTTCAGTTGAATCAAGAATTCTTGACTGAAGCAACCAGACAAAGACAATTTCTTGAAGACCAATTGCAGAAGGCAACATCAAATGCAGAAAGAAAAGCGATTCAAGAACAAATTCAATCAAGAATTGAAGAAATAAAAGACGGAATCAAAGAAGAAGAAGACCTTCAAATTCAAAAAATAATCAAGGCACGTGACCGTGAACTTGCTGAAATTGGTTTGATTCCAGAAGAACGGGCACTGATTACTGCACAAGCGGACCTTGACATTCTGAAAATCAGACAAAACACCGCAGACCAACTTCAAGACATTGATGACGAAACCCTTCAGAATCAAATTGAAAATGAAGAAAAAAGAAAAGAAGAAATCAAAAAAGGCATTGACCAAGTAATTGAATCAACAAAGGCATTGACAAATGCAATTCTTGAAGCGGCAATCGCCCAGACTGACATTCAAATCAATGCACAACAAAAAAGAATTGAAAAGGCACGTGAACTGGCTGAAAAAGGCAACGCAGAACTTCTTCAGGCTGAAGAAGACAGACTGACAAAGTTGAATGAAAAACGTGCAAGGTTTGTACGAGCGCAACAAGCGTTGGCGGCAATTGAACTGGTTGCAAATTCAGCGGTTGCAATCTCAAAGGCTGCGGCAGAAGGCGGTGCCGCTGCACCTTTCACAATCGCTGCAACACTTATTGCACTGGCTGCGGGTCTGGTGGCGGCTCGGGCACAAGCACAATCAGCGGCCGGGTCATTTGCTGAAGGTGGTTTCACTGGTGAAGGTGGAAAATATGAACCCGCTGGTGTTGTTCACAAAGGTGAATTCGTTTTCACAAAAGAAAAGACCAGAAGATTCAGACCTTTGTTTGAATCAATTCACAAGGGTCGTGACCCTTTCTTGAACATGAACATTGAAAGACACCAGACACTTCAAACGAAGACAATGGAAAACAGACTCGAAAGAATTGAAGTTGCAATCAAACAACAAAAAGGTTTGAATCTTTCAATTGATGAAAACGGAATCAATGGAATTGTCACTTCAATTCAATACAAACAAAACAGAATCAGAAACAAGGCGCGATGAATTCAATGAAAATCAAATTGAACAATGTTCTTCTGACTGGCAGAATTGACGGAACTGACAACTTTGAAGTGACCCTTCGACGCGAAGACAACTTCGGAAGAACTGCAAGGTCATTCAGTTCAGAACTTGTCTTCTTCGATGACGGATACCAGATTTTGAAGGCGGCATTGATTGACCCAGTAAACGGATACGGTCTGAAGGTTGATGTCAAAATTTATGACGATTGTTGTTCTGAACCCGTCTTTGTTGGTGTCATCAGGGGCGATGCAATTGACTGGTGCGAACCAGATTGTTCAATCACTGCATCAGTAATTGAAGAAGACCTTGCGTACAATTGCCTTCAGTCAAAGGTCATCACAAAAAACCTTTTTGACAATTATTCACCGTCTTATGTCAATTTGTTGTATTGCATTGAAGGTCGACCAAAGTTCTTGCACATCATTGGTGCAATTCTTCTGTCAATCATTGGTTTTGTTGTTTCAACGGTCTTGTTGCCTTTTGTCATTGTCATCATTACGATTGCCGCAGTCATTTATGTCTTGTGTTCAATTGTTTGTTTTTTGCCTTTGACAGACTGCACACAAGACGATTGTGACGATTCACAAATTAACCCAGCGAACACCGTTGACCTGATTCAAAACCTTGTTGACGATGCCGTGGGATTTTTTGACACATGCAATCGAAAACACCCTTCTGTTCTTTTGCGAGAATACCTGAAGGCGGGTTGTCAACAATGTGGGTTGAACTTCAGTTCATCAATCTTGACAGACCCTTCTTCAATTTACTTCAACACGGTTTTGTGGGCGGCATCAGTTGAAAAAGGCAAACCGAACCAGATTATCAGTCAAGACCTGATTGCGGAAAACTGGCCGATTGAAACAATGGAAACCTTTCTCGACAATGTCATGAAACCAACATTCAATGCGGATTACGCACTTGTTGGAAACACACTCGTTTTTGAAAGAAAAGACTTCTTCAACACAACAACACAATGGATTGATGCAGAACAATTGTTGAATGATTCAAGAATTGTTGACAATCAGGTTTGTTTTTCATGGATTGACCGAGAACGGTGGGCGTTTGGGCGGTTTGAATACAACGTTGATGCACTTGACATCATTGGAAATGAAGCAAAGTTGCGGTTCAATGACATTGTTGATTTCAATGTTCCGTACAACCCGACACAAACTGGTCAGTTAAATGTGTCTTTGCCTTTGTCACCGGCACGATTCAGGTCAGACGATGTTGACAATGAAGGCACAATCTTCAACATTCTTGAAGCGTTTCAGGGCGGTCTTCTTCTTCTGATTTTTGGCGGTCAATTTGCAAATCAAAACAAGAAGTCAATGTTGTTGAACAATCATTGCGGTTTCAACTACAAACTTTTAATCTGGGACGGTCAAGACCGAGAATTTTCAATCATTAAAAATGATTATTCAGACACCTTCACTGGCGGTCCGGTACTGGTTGACGGTGTCAATGTTGACCCAGATGACCGTTTCAACTATCCGTTTTGGTTCAAAGAAAACAATGCGAACAATCTTTATTCTTTGTTTCATTACATTGATGACCCACGCAACCCTTCTGCATCACAATTCAATTTCAAGTTCACCTTTCAATTTGATTGTTCAGACCTGACTTCATTTGACTGGTCAAAGACAATCAGGTTGACAAAGAACGGTTCAGTTGTTTTCGGTAGGGTTCGTGAAGTCAAAATCAATTTCATTGACAGAACAATGTCAATTCAAGGTATTGTGTAAATTTGTGAAAAATCAAAAGCATGGCGAATAATCGTTGGCAATTCAGTAATTGTTTGAGTGAACAAGGCACACCCGGTGCATTCACGAACACAATTTATCAAGGTTGTTGTTGCAATATTACTTGCAGAATCACAAATGTCTTCACACAAAAGATGACATTGACCGGAATCAATCTGATTCATTCAACTGGAAGTTTCACTTCAACAATTCTTGATGTCAACTTCAACCCGCCTTCTTTTCCGTACCTTGTTAACCCGGGCGACTTTGTTGATGTCACCTTTCAAATTTGTGCGGGTTCAGGCAATGTTGAAGATGTTTTGAACATTCAACCAGTTTCGGCAGAACACGGTGGCGAATCACATCTTTTTGCGTTGGGTTTTCCGGCACTACCGCCAACAATCACACCTTCTTCAATTGATTTTGGTGTTGTTCCATTTGGCGGCACTTCTGCAAGTTTTCAAATTTGTATTTCAAACAATTCAACCCTTTGTTCAAACAATTTTGACATCACAACAACTGAATGTGGCGGAATTGTTCCAAGAATCACAAGACTTGCACCAGACCCGGGCGGTGGCGACACTGATTGCACTTCTGTTGCATGGACACCTGAAGAACCTTGTCAGATTATTGACTGCGACATTGTTATTGACTTATGCGGCACAACCTTTCTGATTCCGGTTATCGGTCAGGCAACGGATGCGGACGGTCAACCATGTGGCGAAGGTTGTCCGTGTCTTTGTTGCACTGGCATTGACATTGATTCTGAAGGCAGATGTTTGAACACCATCAACACTACTTGTGACAATGGCGACTTGTTCAATTTAAGTGCAATCGGTGAACAAAAACAAGTCAATTTCAAGTTTCATTACGATTCTGGAATCACTGACGGGTTTGAACTTTTCTTCAACCCGATAATCTTTTCAGTCACATGTAATTACGGCACAAAATACAACGGACCAATAAATGCGGCACCGCCTTCAGGTTGGTTCATTCAATTGTTGACTTCAAACATTGGTTCTGGTTGGTTGCCGATGTCAATTTACGGCACTGGTGTCAACACATTGAATCAAAAAAACTGGCTTGTTGAAGTTCAGGTCGTAACTGCAACAACTTTCATTGTCAGGTTGACAATGTTCATGATTTCAGACCTTGAAGATTGGATTTCGGCGTTAGTCTTCAACAATGCACCCAAATGGCGAAGAAACCATGTCAATGCAGCGGTTCCGCCTTTGTCTGGTCCGCTGACGAACACTTTTCCTTCAGTTTATACTTCAAACAGAAGGTTGTGTTCATTGTTCTGGGTCAATGACCCAAACAGATTGAACCTGAACGGAACACCTTTCAGTTGTTACAACACGCATTCAATCAACTGGACTTCAAGATTCTTCAACAAAGGTTTGTACGGTGGCGCATCTGAATTCACTGACCCTTTGTTTCAGTTTGAAAGAAACGGAAACCCAGTTTCAACCCTTTCAGTAATTGAAAAAACTGAAGTCAAATTTTATATAAACATTCCAAATGTTTACGGTGACATTCAGTGCGTTTATTTCGATTTGTTTGATGAATCAACAACTGACAATTCAGTTGACTTCTTGCAGAATTACAACAATTCAAGAAGTGCAATTGCGAACAATGGTTCAATTTCAGTTCTTGACAATCTTCTTGAAACACCTTCTTCAGTGACTTCACTCGGTGGTGACGATTACGAAATCACTGCATTCATCGGAACTGGTTTGAATGTGTCACATCAATACCGAATTTTCGCAGTTGTTTATTCAAAAAATCAAATGGTCAATTCATTCATTTCAGACCCGTTAAGGGTTGTGAATGTTCCGACACCAGATTGTGAAAATTGTCAACCGAACACAACTTCAGAATGGACACAAGTGTTCAGGTCAAACACCAGTAATTGTTTAAGACCAGTAGCGAAAGAACGCATCAAACATCAAGTGACATTCAATGAAGGCACTTTGAAGAATTGTTTTGACATTGTTCGCCCTTCGAACTGGCTTGATTACATTGTTTCGTTGTCTTTGAATGTTTATTTCAGACAACCAGATTTTCCGGTTTCTGGAAAAACAACCTTCTTCATGTTCAATCAAGAACAATCAACAAGGGTTCCGGGTTTTCCCGGCAACTGGAACAACCCCGGCAACCTGATTGTTCAAGATTCAGGTTCAGACATTGTTTCTGAATTCACCAGAAGGGTCGGTTTTGAAGGTTCACCGTTTTCAGGTTCAAACGTGTTCACTGCAAACACATCAACCTTCATGAACCGCACAAATGTTGGTGTTCTGGGTTCACCTTATGTGACAACACTCGGTGTGACAAATGACTGGCGCGGTGTTGAAATTCTCTACGAATACGTTTTAAGAATTGACTTCAGTTCTTTGTACGGGACACCTTTTGAAATCAACTACGTGAAGGCGTTTCCAGTTTTGGCAATTGAAAATGAACCAACAAATTCAGGTTTCAACCAGAAGATTTTTGGTTTTCAGTTTGAATGTCTTTCTGGTGGTGTCTGGTCAAACATTGACGGTGTGTTTTGCCCTGACAATTGTGACCAGATTCGTGCAACATACACTGCAAATGAATCAGGAAACTTTGCCTTCTTCGCCAACATTTCGCCCGGTGGAAACATTGCAAATGTGAAAGAATCAGAAGCGGCATCGTTTGGATTGCCGCAACTTTTGAATG